GAACATTGACACTAAATACGTGTTAATGTCTTCGGGCTCTTCTCCCCACACATACTGCTGGAACTCTTGCGACCACCGTTTAGTATTACAGGTGGTAGCCGACATCCACTTCCACTGTGGTTCCAATGGGAAGTTATTAGAAGCATCAGAAAGGTCGAAACTGAAGCACTTATTATGTGCTTGCAGGGCTTCCTGAACCCTTTTACGTCCAGCTTGCTGGTCAAAGGCATAAGAACCTTGCGTGTGTTTAGCACGATACACCAGAGCCTTTTGAAGAGGGGCCAAAAGACATTGGATAGCCGGGTGGACTGAGACATAAAATCGTCCCTTTCCGCCCGGTTCTTGAGTTACATCGATGAGACCAATACTCTCGATAGGAGAGACGGAACCAAGATCCCAATCGACCCAAGGAAGAAGATCTTCCTTAGCCGCTTGTCTCAGATGACTAAGATAATCATTCATAATGATTTCCTGGTCGTCTCCGTTATCCTGAAAAGTCATAATCACATCGCCCTTAAGAAGCTTTAGGCTATCTTCGATCACCTTTTCAGGCGACCGTGGAATGCTTTTATTATCATTGAAAGGACAGAAGGTTTTATTTCCTGCCTCTCCAAGATACTCCGTAAGTGGTTGAGTAAGCTCATACGAAAGACCATCCTTATGGGGACTATCCTTCGCACCAAGTATGACCAATTCATTAAACCGGCTTAAAGCCTGTCTTTCTGGTTGATCACGAGTGGCACTTTTATAGAACTTTTCCCACTGTTGACGTTGTACAGACGTATAAGATATGATGGACTTGAGCAACTTTAACGTTCTCAAGACTGTAGCCATCTTGTACTTGGCCAAAATCCTTGTGTGAACAGGTATTTTGGACTTTCCAAAACGTGAACACCCTGGGATGTCCATGTAATCCTTAGCATAAAATTGCTTCCACGCTAACGTCTGTCGAGATATAGTCTCTAGGTAGCCAGTGGCACCGTTGTTAGCAATCCATTTCTTAACCCGAGCCAGAAGCCAACAGGCATCAGCTCTTGAGAGACCTAGATTGACTAGACGGAGTCTTAACTTACCAACAGGCAACGTCTTCTCTCCCCAGAATAAAACATGAGATTTAGTTTTCATGATTCGTTTCTGGTGTGAAGATAGATGCTGTCGACATATCTTGTCTACAGGTGATCATTTAAGAAGTAGGAAGATAAGTATCAACCTACAACCCATGAGGTTCTTATACTCATGTACGCATGTG